ACTAATATCTGAGCCAAACCCTGAGCCTGAGCCTGAGCCAGAGCCTGAGCCTGAGCCAGGCGAAAGCTCTTTGGAAAAATACAAAACCCTACTTTCTGAGCAAAAGAAAGCCTACGACGAATACAATGATACAATGCGGGCCGCAAGGGATGAAGACAAAGCCGCCCTTGCTGATTATTACAAAGATTTGACAGCTCAGGGCGAGGATTACGAAGAATATCTTAAAAGTCAATTGGAAGCCTTCAAAGGCAATGTAGAGGCAAAGACGGCTATTTACCAAGCCGCAGCGAGTGCAAAGATTGAGATTGACCCGGACCGGCCAGCAACCATAAAGGGGCGCCCTGCCACATCCAAGGCGGAATCAGTAGCACCCTCCACGCAGGACGTTGCAAGGTTAAGAGATACGCAGCAGCGATACGCAAAAATATACGAATCAATAAGAGAAGCCGCACAATCCCAAAACGCCGCAGCTTTAGCGGGAAGTTTAATAGAGGGAGCCTATGCAGGTCAGGAATTAGCCAGTGCCGTAGGGCAATTTGATAAGCAAATGGGCGAATCTTTGGCGAAAATGTCAGACGTGGCCGGCTCAATAGGTAATGTAGTTAGGGCATTTGCCAGCGGCGATCCTGTTGCCATGGTTAGTGGTGTAGTTTCAGTTGTTGCATCGATTGGCTCTTTGTTTGGAAAATCAGAAACAGCACAAGAAAGAGCGGCCAAAGCAGCCGAAAGGATGAGGCAGGTTCTTGAATTACAGAACAGGGCATTGGAAAGGCAAATTGAGTTAATGAACCAAGCCTCAGGTGATGATCGGGTGACGGCGGAACGTGAAACTCTAGCCTTAATTAAACAGCAGCAAGAGGAAACCTTGAGGGCGCTACAAAACACAAAATTAAGTGTAGGGTTGATGAAAGGAAAGCTTGTTGAAAGATTAGGAGTTGATCTTGAGCTTAACCTTACAGAGGGTAATGAAACTCAAGAGCTTGAAGACAAATTGCAAGAATTAGAGCTTCTTGCAAAATGGGGGATTGACGTAAAAGGTAAAGAGCAAATAATGGAAATGCTTGACCTTTATTATGAATTGGAAGAAACTCAATTGAGGATCACCGAACAGATAGTTGGCACCACTTCAAACGATATAACTGATTCAATTGTACAAGGTTTCAAGGATGGAAAATCAGCAATAGAAGATTTTGCACAAACCTTTGAGGATTTAATGATTGATGCTGTTCTGAACTCCTTCAAAACTCAGACCGTAATGGCCGCCATTGAGCCATTCTATGCTGAATTGGCATCCCTTATGAAAGATGGCGGTTTAGATTCTGGCGAAATAGACTACTTGCAAGGGATGTGGAAAACGATAAGCGAAAATTTGGGAACACAGTTTGAAGGATTAAAGGATATGCTAACTACCGGCATGGGATATGACCCATTCGCAGCCGGGGCAGACGATTCTTTATCCGGGGCGATTAAAGGAGTGTCTGAACAAACCGCCTCTATTTTGGCCGGTCAAATGAATGCAATCCGTATCAACCAATCTGAATCACTTAAGATAATGAACGAATCAGTAAGGTACCAAGCGCAGATTGCAGCGAATACGAATTACAACAGGCATCTGGAAAGCATTGACGCCAAATTAGACTATTTAAAATCTGACCCCTTAAAAGCGAAAGGACTATGAGATATTTTTTAAATGGAATAGATTTCAAAGATTACGGCATATACGTAAAAGAAAGTCGCGGAATCTTAGATGGATTAGAACTTAAAGAACCTTTAGAATTGAACTGGCCAGATCATCACGGCAAAGTAGTTGACCTCTCAGTTATCCGCTACGATGTTAGAGAGATCACCTTAGAATGCTTCTCATTGGCAGTCGATAAAAGCACCTCAGTGCAAAAGATGGCAGACTTTTTTAATGAGCTGGCAAAAGCAGGCACTCAAAGGTTGATGATAGACACCGGGGAGGTTAAGCCTTTAGTTTACGAGGTTTACCGTAAAGGGGCCGTATCGGTCACGAAGCATTGGCAAGGTGCTATAAATGTAGGGAGCTTTACTCTTAAGTTAACGGAGCCAGAACCCGTAAAACGTGTTTTAAAACATATAAGGACCAGCACCGCAAATAAGCAGGTTACGGTCACTTTTACAAGTGAAAAACAACTTACATTCTTTTGGGGTGACGGGGCAAAGTCGGTAGGTCGTGGTACAAACATTACACTTACACACGATTATCTAATAAACGGCACTTATTATATAATCATTGCAGGTGTTATTGACGAAATTAGCGGACAATCAACTAATGCAAGCGTGATATGGAATTCATTGTAACCAGAGCCGACAACACCACATACAACCTACCTTCCACCACCTCAAAGATCACAAGCGGCGAACAAAACCGCTCTTTAATGGGGGAGGACACACTTTCAATAACGGTCGAAAGTGTTGGATATATCAATTTTCAAATAGGCGACTGGATAGAAGTGTATGGGTACAAATACACCTTAAACACACTTGGAGAACCTGAACGCATTGCAGAAAACCGCTTTAAATATTCATTGAAATTGGAAGGCGTTAAATACGAGCTAACAAAAGTCGTGTATCGCAGTGCTGATTATTCAGGATTTAATCCTTCCAGTGATTTCTCTCTTACTGGTACGGTTGAGAACTTCCTCACCGTTCTGCAATATAATTTAGAACGGGCATTTGGTGCCGGCGTTTGGGCGGTTGGTTCTTTTCCTGCTACGGAAGCAAAAACGCTTTCATTTGCCTCTGAGAATTGCCTGCTAGTCCTTAATAGATTATGTCAAGAGTTTGGCACTGAATACGAGATAATCACAGTTTCAGGGATTAATACAATCAGTATAAAGCAAGCCGGTAGCCAATTGCCTTTCTCGCTTGAATATGGTCGTGGCAAAGGGCTTTATTCCCTTATTCGCACGAACGCAGACTCAAAAAATGTAATCACAAGGCTATACGTTGAAGGCTCCGATAAAAACATTAAAGCCGGGTACCGTGAAAATTCTCTAAGGTTAAGAATTGCAGCAAATGCAGAATCTTACATAGATAGTGATTCTGCTATTGACTTCGGAATAATTGAAGGCTCAAAGATATTTGAAGATATATTTCCTCACAGAGAGGGCACAGTTTCGGCAATAGATGCAACCGACCGTCAAAAGTTTTTTGATAGCGGAATGGATTTCGACTTGAACGAAACCGACACTAACGGAACCAAATGGTTGATCGCTGGCCAGACTGCAAAGATTCATTTCAACACCGGAAATTTGGCAGGTTATGAATTTGAACTTTCATCTTATAACCATGCCACTAAACAGTTTAGGATTAAAACATTCCAAGACGAAAGGGGTTTGGTTTTTCCTAATGCTGACAGCGCAGCCTTCCAAATTCAATCCGGCGACAAGTATGTGATCTTAGATATTATCATGCCACAGGCCTACATTGACGCAGCCGAAGCCGAACTATTAAGTAAGGCACATGAATATCTAAGACAGAATGACCAGCCGCGCGTTGAATATGCTTTGTCGCTTGACAGGTTTTATTTAAAGGACACTTTCGCCTCAGGTGGCACAATGCCAAACATCTTAAATGACGGTGATTTTATTCACATTTTAGATACCAAAATAGGAGTTGATAAGAATGTACGAGTAAAGTCATTCACTCGCAATTTAATCGACGCGTTCGCCTACTCAGTGACACTATCCGATGTAATAGAACCGACACGGATAGAGCGGTTAATTTCCGACACAACAGAAAACAAAAAAGCAGCTGAAAGGAATAAGCTTTTCAACCCTGCGAGAAGTCGGCGAAATTGGCGCGATATTGAAGAGGTTACCGGCATGGTTGACACTTTGCGTGCTGAAATGGCCCTTATTGGTACACCAGAAGGTCAGCTTCAAGTTGATTCCTTTTTTGAAGTAAACAAAAACGGCAATGAAAATCTTTTTGGAGCAACTGCCGGGGTGTTAGTTCATGATACGATATTAGGGGAAAGTAGCGGCATCTGGAATATGGGTTTATTGGAAGTTGCCTTCTCTCAGAACCAACCTTATTACTTATATGCTCAATGTTCCCGTACAACAAGCACCGGGGTTTTTACCGTGTCATTGACTAAGATCGGAATTGAAGATAATGCCACTTATTACCATTTCCCAATTGGTTTAATCTCTTCGGTTCGCGACGATGCCAGAACTATAACGACAACCTACGGGTACACGCTAATTTCAGGTAATAATATCACGACCGGCATAATTCAGAATGACCAATCCGGCATAATGATAAATCTGCAAACTGGTGAAATACGGGGCGCGTTTACTTTCTCTTCTGGACAGCTGGTTGAAACTGCTATCAATGGTAAAAACACACGCTACACTCAGGGCACTGACCCGGCAACGGCATGGGCAACTTTAGAATTAAAGCAATCCCATGTAAATGACATTTGGGCCAAGATACTGCCTGACAGTATAGAAGAATACTTTTATACTGAAATCACTTCCGGGATATATGGCTGGGTATTGAACGAAACTGAAATAGACGGCGGGAGAATCAAAGCCGGCACTATTGACGCGTCGAGAATTGATGTGGAAGGCTTATTTGCAAAAGAAATAAATGCAACCGACTTTAACCTTGTAAAAGGCAAAATTGGAGCTTTTGAAGTTGACACTATTTTAAGGAGTGAAAATTCAGCCGGCAAAGGTATCTATATTAACCCTGCCGAATACGAAATATCAATTGAAAATAAGTCCGAAGGATTCGGGGTTTCGTCGGTCAATATGAAAGCCGGGAGCCTTACCCCCTATTTGCTTTTAGCCGGGGGTTCAGCGGGCACGTATAATCCAACAATCAATTCAAATGAACTTACAACAAGCAGAACTTCCGACCAAATAAGGGGCACA